CTTTTTTAATTTTTTGATTAAAACTAATTCCGCTTTCAAGAAACACTTTAGCCAAATTATTAAAAGCTTCCTGGCTGATACCATTTTCTTTAGACCATTTTTGATAACCAACAAGTAATTCATCCTCCATATCAATATTATGTTCTTTTAATAATTCTGTTTCATATTCTTTGGGAGGTTTATGTTTTCCTTGGCTAAACTTTTTTTGTAGTTCGGCATAAGATTTAACCAATTCTTCAACGTCTGGTCCTTTGTCATCATTCCAGAATTTTTCTGGAAAATAATCTGGCTTTTTAAATTCTACTTCTTCTTCATCTTTACCCAGAGTATCTTCTTTGGGATCTTGTGGAGCTATATGAGAAATAGGATCTTGATTTTCTGGAGCTTCTTCTTTTTTTTCTTCAGTTTTATTTACAGCCTCTTGGAGTAAACCTTCTGGTTTTTCTTCTTCTTTTATTTTTTCTTCTTGTATTGCTTCAGCCATAATACCTCCTATTGTTTTGTTGTGGCTCTTTCTATTCTATTTAAAATTTCTCTTATAATCATGTTTTGTCCTTCCCTAACATAACCAAAATTTGCAGGCACGCCAGGATACCAAGACTGGCCATCAACAGTTCTGGTTTTTAGATCTTTTAAAACTTCCATCCCTGCTGGAGTTGAAAAAGCTTTAGAATATAAAACGTCTTTTTTATTTTCACTATCCGATTGTGTTTCTAAATTTACAAAATCTAAACTATCCCAGCCATCTTCAGTGAAATTCAAATTTCCATTTTTTTGTTTTATCATTATGGTGTTACCTGTGCTGCTGCATTAACTTGTTCTTCTACATTTTCTGGTGTAGCTGCTTGTTGTGGACCTGCCGATCCATTACCTGGTTGCGGTTGTTGCTGTTGTTGTTGCATAGCTGCAGCTTTTGTTTGTTCTATCATCTCTTGTCTTTCTTCTGGAGTTGTTCTTAATTCAGAAGGAATACCTAATTTGTCTGCAACAAAATCTGCTACTCGATCTATTCGTATGGCCATTTGGCCCATAGGTCCAAGCTGTCCTACAATCTGTAACCATCCCATGGCCACAGAAACTTCCTCTTGGCTTTGGGCAAGTGCTAATGGGCTGGTAGGTTGAAGTTTAACCTCTAACCCATTAACACTTAAAGGGAGTGATATGATACCTTTTTCATCCATCACAGCTAAAGTTCTTTTTACTATAGGATTTACCGCTTCAGAAATTAATCTACCAAAGGCAGCTCCTAAATTTTGAGATAATTCTTTCATTCTTTCTACAATTTCTGTAGCGGATCTAGCACTCTGCGTATCTGGTGGTAAACTTTCGTCTAATAATATTTTTTTAATATTCAATCTTAAATCATTAATAACCAGTTGGCTTAAATTAATATCTCCAGATCTTGCCAATGGTTTTAAAGATGGACCTGTTGGACCATCATTTCTTGCCACTGGTATAATTGCTCCAGGAGCTATCCTTACTGTTTGAGGATTTAAAACACCATCATCACTTGCGGTATAAACTCCTGCAATATTGATACTTGCATTTTTTAAAAGCAGCTCAACAGTTTTATTTAAAGTCTTAATATCTGGGAGGGCTGAAATTAGAGGGCCTCTGCCATAAATTTCTCCTGCCACCTTCATATACCTACTGATCACCCATGGGCTTGTTTTAAAATATCTTTCTACAATTTTCTCTGGTCCTTTTTTCCAGATAACACAATAACGATAATTACCTTCATCTACGTCATACATGGTAGCTTCACTAAATGTTGTAAAGTCATCTTCCTTTTCATCTATAAGTCTTTTAAGATCTGGAGGAATTTTAGCGTCTGGATATTCTCTTAATATATTTCCATTTTTTATTGTTAATTTTCTATAAACATTTTCAATTCTGCCATGAGGTCCTTCTTCATAAGCAATTAAATATTGTGGTATTGCAACAAACTTAACTGGTTCTTCTTCATCTCCAGGCAAGATCAACATACAAGCTGTGCCTACACAGAGATCCATTAAAAATTCTCCTATGGCTAAATCAAAATTAGTTTGCCTTAACACTGAAAACATTTTTTCATTTATTTCATCTAAAGCAATTTGAATTTCTGATTTTCTTTCAACTGGTACAGCCGAGCCTGGCTCTATCCTTACCCATTTACGATAGGGAGGAAATAAAGCAGATTGTATTCTGTTGGCAAATCTTTGCACAGCATGAATAGCGGTACTGTCAAATATTCTGGATGTTTTCTTTTGTCCTGGAGAAGCCTCATAATAACCATCATATAAATTTCTTTGAGGCAAAGCATATTCGTAACACTCTTGGTAAATATCCTTCCACAAATCCTTACGAGCTTCTGCTTTTCTAAATTTTTCTAAAATTTGTTTAGTGTTATAGTTCATTTTTTCTTTTTCTTTTTACTCAAGCCAGCATTTTAAGCGTTTAACTAAAAAATACCAGTAATGATAGTCCACAAAATAATAAGTCCAACTGCAGAAATAAAAATCTTCTTCTTCATAGAACTTTTATTCCAGAAATTTTTTATCATTTCCATAGATCCTCCTTAATAGTTATTCATTTACTTCCCACTTTTCGTTTCATACTACCTTCGTGGTCCATATCAAATTTACCTTTGGTAGCTTTAGCATAAATTTTAGCTTGTTGTACTCCTTTTTTATTATAAGGAAATACTCTAGCTTTACCTTCTTTGCTAGTTACTTTTGGCATCTAACCTCTAGTTACACCAAGAGTATCGGTAGTATTAAAAGGTACTCCCAATTCACTACTATCTCTTGCTGCTAACAATAATCTTCTTCCACCAGTAGCTCTTGCTCTACTTCTTCTTGCAAGTTGCTGTTTCTTATCCGCTTCAGCTCTTGATGCAGACTTTTCGCCTTCAGAAATTCTGCTTTCTACTGCTGGAGGCGGAGAAGGTATTTTTGGTGCTGAAAAAAATCCACCCATTTTATTTATTCTCCTTTTCCATTTAGTTTACTTAACATAATATAATCATTTCCATCTGGTCCAAATGATTTCATTATGCCTTCTCTGATGAATAACAGTTTTTCAATCCATTTTAAAGCAGTAAGATTGTTACTATCCACCGAAACCTGTATCCTTCTTAAATCAAACAAATCAAAAGCACAATCAAAGAATACCTTGGTAGCTCTATGAAAAGGAAGGGCTATTTTAAATTGTTTAAGCTCTTTACCTGGTATGAGCCATGCTTCTGCTACTCCAGGAAACATATTTAATAAACCAAAACAAACTACTGGCTTTGTATCATAATACCCTGTGTAGGCAGCATTGTTGATAATATTTTTTTCTAAATATTTTTCATAGCCAGGAATATCTTTAAAATATTTTTTTTGGTATTCTTCCAGATTAAGAAACCAAAGATGTTTAGGATGGAAGTGAGTAACTTTTTTTTCAACTCCATCTAATCTCATAAGTTTATTTAATTTTTCCAGGTGAAGATCTACCATAAATCAAAATCCATTTTTGCTACCGCATCTTTTAAAAAGCTAGGATTGGTTGTTCTGGTCAATCTTCTAAATTCTCCTCCACCTAATAAAGCATAACCCAAAGCATCTCCAACGTGAGAGTGTTGATTTTTATTTGGCTTATCTCTAAACCTATCTTGACCAGATATTTGCACTCGCTTAAAATGATAACCGCCTGCCAAACTTTTTCTTACTCTATTGCATTTACTATTCACAAGCAGTCCAGGCTTGCCTTGTATTAATCTATTCATAGGAGCTGCAACAGCTTCTCTCCTGGTTTTAAAATCATTTGTTGCAGTTGGCCGAGCAAGAATACCCAATCCTTTTAAATGATCAAAAGCAGTAACTTCAAAAATTTGATCTCTGGACATTCCTGCAGGATCACCCCATACCTGCAAATCATATTTTGGAAATTTAATCTCCAATTCTGTTTTTAATAAATGACCAAATCTTTCTAATCCCATTTCAAAAGTTACAAGCTCATGCAAAATATACCAGCAGCCATTAGGTTGTCTTTGACAAAAAACTGCAGCAGGAGTTAAACCAAAGTCTAATCCAACTATAATCGGTGTACCTGGTTGTGCTTCTAATAATTCCATGGCCATAGAGCTGTCATCATATTCACTCCATACCGCCTTACCATCTTGAACAAAAGTATATCTGGCCTGGCCATAACATCTGATCCAATCTTTTGTTTTGCCTGCCAATATTTGTGTGTAGTATCCAGAAGGAAGATTATCTAGGTTTTCCGCTTTGTCACTTTCATGCCACCAAGATCCTGCAGAAAAAATAAATCCATTAGCCTCTGGCATCTCTGGTAAAACTTCTTTGTTAATTTCTTCAACACCTGCAGGCTGCTCAAAAAATTTCCAGGCAAATCTTCCTTTGGGTAAAGGTTCTTTCTTTGAAACAACATACCACCAGTGATCATCTTCCATGCTGTTTGTATCCATCCACACTCCTCTCCAGGTTGGTCCTCCATCTGCTTTGCTAGGGTATCTTCCTACTCGGTGAGTTAATCCATCTATAACCGCCTTGGGTAATTCTCTGGCCTCGTTCACCCAAGCTCCAGTAAGTTCTAGGGATAAAAGTTTTCTAACATCTTTGGGCTGATCTAAAGCTAAAAAAATAACTTCACAATCTATTCCTGCAGCTCCTTCCCTGGCAGGAAGTCTTATGTGGTGTGATATAGGAGGTGACCACCGCATCCCTCCCCATATGCCCTCTGGAAATATCTCTTGCCAGGTTTTAATTGTTGTTGTTCTTAATTCTGGATATGAGTTTCTAACTACAACAAACCTGCTATATTTTATTCCATCCCTTGGAGAAGCTTTTTGTTTGACTGCTCTTAAAAATATTTCTGCTGCACAAGCATAAGATTTACCAGATCCAACTGGACCAACTAATCCTCTAACAAAAGAATTGTCCTGTAGAAAATTATAAATGGTTGCAGATTTTTTAAAATTAAATTTTAGGTCGTGCATTTTTTATAGCTTCTATTTCTTCATTAGCTTTGTCCAGGTCCTCTGTTACATTTTCTAATTTTTGTGTAGCTCTTTTTAATGCACTTTCTTTTTCCTTAACACTACTTTGTAGTTCCGCTTTTTCATCTTTCAAAACTCTCACCTGGTCTTTTAATTCTTGTACAACTTCTTTCCAATCTGCTTTGTTAGTCATTATCTTCCCTGTCCTCTATACCTGCTTTTAACTTTTTTATGTTTAGGATTAGTATTTTTAGAGTGTCTGCCTTTACGCTTCTTTCTGGATTTTTTGTCATATTTATATCCTCCATATTTAGGTTTTGCCATAAACTAACTTATCCAATCGCCTTCATGTGTTTTACAATAGTATGCAAAAATTTCTCTATTTCTAAATGATATTGTTTTTAAATTATTTTTATCAATAATTTTCATAAATATATCGCTGCAGGATTGATCAAGCTCCATAACAACTGGCATTTTTATTAACTCTCCATTCATAATAATTAAAAAGAGAATTATTATTTTCATTTAATGGTTGTTTACAAGCCCTAAAGTTTTGTCATAAGCGTGCTTCTTAATACTTTTATCGGTACTAATCACTGTTAATACATCAACGCTATTGTATATTTTGGCATAAGAGTTCTGGCTTATAGCCAGGCTGCCACCGCTTACCAGCAAAGCAAATCCACTGCAGGCGGATAACATAATAAAAATAAAAAATATAAATATTATTCTCATTTTACCAATCCTTAATAAGTTCTATAAGCTCAATGACAACAATACAGCCTAACAAAAAGGCCAGGATAGAATGATAAAAATGCCAAAGCATCAAATGATTATCTTTTTTAGATTTTCCACACTTACAATCTTTACAATCGCAGTCATTTATTATTTTATGCTCACCGCTTGTAATGTCGTGGTGGCAGTTACAGTTACAATTTTTACATAACATAATATTACCAATTATTTCAAAGCCCTGCTTTACGAGCTTTATCTAGTTTAGCCTCTTTTAACTTCATCTCCTCTTTCTGCTTTTTGCGTTGATCCTCAAGAAACTCAAAGATCCCTTGTATCCTACTTTCATCTTCTTGTTTTTCTCCTGTGAGGATTTTTCTAAATTCTGGAATATTACTGGCAAGACCGAGTTTGAAAGCCAGCTCTTTTTCACTTGTTTGCGTCTTGAGCATTAGGATTTGAAGCCTCTCTATTTCCCTGCGGTTGATGTTTCTTTTCATCCTTGCTCTCCTTAATCTCAATAATATCTGGTCCTTCAATTTTAATACCAATGACCGCAGGCCTATCATCTTCGTTGTCATGCTGCTCCAAAAGCCCTGCAGCTTTGGCCACAACTTGCAAAGACCTAACTTTATCATGGAGTTCAATTTCAAAATTGTTGCTCTCCTTACCATAAACCCTAACTTTCTTAATTGCCTTTAAAGCACTCTCTGGTATGTCATCAACATCTTTTAATTTTATTTTTCCATCTGTCCAATCAATTATATCAGTTATTTTGCTCACTGATAAATCTATTAATTCCTGGGCTACCGCTTCTTTGTTGTGGTCTATGATTTCACTGCGTTTAATCCTACGCTGCAGCATCCTTACACCACCATATTTTACAACTGGGTTGGAATTTTT